AGACGTGGCACGCGCCCTTTCCCGAGCTCGAAACCTTCCTGACCGAAGCTGACAACGTCGTGCGGGTCTTCGCCGAAGAGTGCCCTAAGCGCCGCATTCCGATCCTGTACACCGCGATCGATCAGCAAGGCGGCATCACCTCGCAGCAGCCCGGCTCGGTGATGGGCAAGAACGCGCAAGCGGACGCGCTGGCCGGCTCCGGAAACAACGCGGCGAAGGCCTTCGCCGACGCGATGGCGGGCATCACCGGCGTGATGAAGACCGTGCTGGCGGCTGCTGATCACATGGTGCAAACGCTGAGCACGTCGCACGAGAAGCTCGCGAACCAGCTGCACGAGTCGTACGAGTACCAGCGCGCCAAGCAAGAGGCCGAGCTGGTCGAGCAAAAAGACAACCACGATCTCAATCAGTACCTGATTGAGCAAGTGAAGGGCGTGCTGCCGCTCGCCATGGAGGCTTGGGAGATCTCCCAAGCTGAGAAGAAAAAGAGCCTGGCTTCGACCGTCGTCAACGGCGTCGCGAAAGCCGCAACCAACACCACCACAGGAGCAACATCATGAAGGGTATTCGTCTTTCTCCGTCCGGTCCCGTTCTCGCCAACGGTGCCGGAGCCGGCTTCAATCCCGGCACCGGTGCGCGCCTGCGTCTCAACGAGGCGCAAACGACCGTCGGCAACTCCAACGTAATTCCGACGGCGCCGACGCCGATCGGCAACGCGCTCGGGTCGACTTTCATCGAGTGCGTCATGCCGCTGCCCGATCCAGGTCTGGAATACCGCGCAACCGTCGTGTGCGACGTGGAGAACCCCTCCACGAACGTGGCCGGCCAGGTCGAGCTGTACGTCGAGACCAGCGTCGACGGCGGCACCACGTGGTCAGAGCAGGCCAGCAACTCGCATCGAGTCAACTCGACCGAGGTCGCGCCCGCTGTGCCGCTCGCTCGCACGGTGCGCCTCGACATGCCGCTCACGTTCGGCTCGACGCTCGGTGTCACGGCTGGAACGACGGCGCTGCTGATGCGCTGCAAGATCGGCGCGAGCTCGGGCGGAAACGTGCTGCTGCTCTCTTCGCCGGTGACGCCCGGCGGTGATCTGAAGAGCAAGGGCACCGTCTACTTCGGATTCGAGGAGTGCTTCTAAGCGCTCGCGCACCGTGACGGGGGTTGCTGCTGGGCCCCCGTTTGCAGTCTCGCAAAGGAGTTTTGAATATGTCGAAAGTGCGTCTCGCTCCCTCCGGCCCGCCGATCCTCAACGAGGCCGGCGGCGCGCTCGAATTCGGTCGCGGCGCGCGGCTTCGCTTGGCCGAGGCCGTGACTCCCATGACCGGCGACGATTCGATCCCCGCGGAGGCGGATCTGATTTGTCCAGATGGCTTCGGCAACGCGGACGCGCTTACGGTCACGCTGACGAGCCCGAAGGCGTCGCTCAACTACCGGGCGAATCTGGCGCTCGATCTCGCAAACACGTCAGACACCGACGAAGGCGAGGTGGTGCTCTTTCTCGAAGTCTCAATCGACGGCGGCGCCACGTACACGACGCGAGCGAAAAACGCGCACCTCATCTCGCCAGGCGGTGAGGCGATCACGGTCGCACGCCAGGCGCAAGTGTGGATGCCGCTGGTGTCAGGCGCGGCGCTCGGCATCAACGACGCAGCGCCGCCGGCGAGCATCAAGGTCCGTGCTCGAGCAGGGCTAGTCGTGGGCGTCGAGGGCACGGTGTTCGTCAACTCGCTCGCCACGTCGGGCGGCGGCGCGCCGGTCGCCGGCCTGAACGGCACGATTCATCTCGAGCTCGAAGAGTGCTTCTGACATGAACTTCACGATCCGAAAAGGGCCCTCCGGGCCGCCTGCGGGCGGAACGCCGGGCTATTTTTGGACCGTGGGCGCAGACGGCGCGAGCGTCGAGCTCGTGCCGCCCGCTGCCGTTGGCGGAGTGACGAGCTGGAACGGTCGCGCGGGCGCGGTGGTGCCGGTTACCAACGACTACGAGGCATCGCAAGTCTTCAACGATAGCCTGGTCCCAGGGGTAGGTGTCGCGGATGCGCTGAACGCATTGCTGGAGCTCGCTTTCGTGGCAGGCACGCCCGCGGTCGGAAAGGTAATCGGCTGGGACGGCACGCAACGAGTGTGGGAGGACGTGCCGACTGCGTTCGCGATCACGAGCTTCGCCAAGACGGGCGCGACGCTGTTCCTCGCGGGCGCAACAGTCGTCAATCCGGCGTTCACGGCGAGCTACAACCAAGCCGCCGCGGCCGTCACGCTCACCGATACGCTCGGACACTCGGACGTGATCGCGCTGCCTGGAACGGGCTTCATCTCGCCGCATTCGTTCCCGCTCGCGACCTACGGCGCAAGCGTCACGTTCACCGATACGGCGAGCTCGCCGCTTGGTTCTGGCGCGCGCAGCGTGACGATCACGGCGGGGAACAATGTCTACTTCGGTAGCGCCGTCGATCCGGGCGGAGGCGGCTACAACAGCGCGTTTGCGAACAGCCTGACAGCGACTCTGAAGCAGGGTCCGCAAGGCACGTACGCGCTAAATGCGCTAGCCGGGCAGAGCGTTTTCTTCTGGGCGCGTTCGGCGTTTGGGATCGGCGTCTCGAACTTCACCGTGGGCGGCTTTCCGTTCGCGTGCTCGATCGTCGCAACTGCGGTGCCCATCACCAACGCCAACGGAGTGACTGAAAACTACGATCTGATGCGCTCTGACAATACCGGCCTCGGCTCGTTCAACCTGGTGGAATCATGAGCGGCGTCGGCATCACAGGCCTCATCGCGAACCTTCCGGGCACGGTCACGCCGTACCCGACGCAGGACCCCGCGCTCGAGCTCGGAGGCTACCGCAGCGTCCTCGACGTGACTGCGCGCAACGCCATTCCAGCAAACTTTCGATCGCTCGGAATGCAGGTGACGACGACGGCGGACGGCGTCACCTATGAGCTCCTGGGCGGATTGCTTGATGCCAATTGGGTTCCGGTAAATACGGGCCTGCTCACCAACGTGATCCGAGCATCGCTAGCAGACCTTGTCGCAAGCGATCTGCCAGGCCTCCCGAACGGGTGCCGCGCGTACGTGATCGACCAGGGCGAGTTTTATACGCTCGACACGACCAATGCTTTTGCCGCGTACTCGCCGCTGATCATCGCGCGCACCGCGGGGACGGGGCGCTGGTTCCGGCGAAGCAAGGCCTACGTCGTTGGCAACTTCACGATGTGGCAGTTGCCGTTTTCCGGCCCCGCCGCAGGATTCGGCGCAAACGTTCTCAACGGCTACACGCCGGGGCAACTGCTGGCGACGAGCGGAGCCGCGGCGGACATCGTGATCGATCTGAGCGGCGTGGTCTCTCCGAACTCATCGCCGTTCGACGTATTGGTTGACGGTCTAAATAACGTGTGGGTGACGACGTTCGATACGCACCACACCGCAGCAACCGGAGCATCGTACAAGTTTGCGCTCTCGAGCATTCTGCAATCGGGGACGCCGGCTGCGGCGGTGACGCTGAACGAGCCTGCGGGTAGTGGAGTCACTTCGCTTTGGGCCAGCATGGGGTTTGACCGGCAAAACCAGCTGTGGGTCGCGTTCCCGACTCATGGATCGCTGGGCATCGCGACGTTCCTAAAGTACGGGCAGCCGAGCTACGCACTCGGCGGAACGCCCGTTCCAGACGTGACGATCACCCTCGCGACGGCGACCGGAATCGCGAGCCCGGACACAACGTTTTTCACGTTCGACGCGCAAGGGAATCTCTGGGCGTCGATCGGCGCGACCATCACGGGAACGGGGATCTTCATGATCGCCGCCTCGCAGCTGCAAGCGAGCAACGCTGCGCTGGTGCCGGCGGTGCGGTGGATTGGTGCGCTCTGGAACACTCAAGATCCGCAGGGCATTGCGTTCGGGCCGAGTGGAGATTTGTGGGTCGCGGACTTCGCAGGCAACACGCTGAAAAGCTACGACACCCGAAACCCCGTCACCGGAAACCAAGCTCCGCTGCTCACGATCACTTCCACGGCGTTGAACGGTCCCGACGGCATTTGTTTCGACCGAGACGGCAATCTGTGGGTCTGCAACGACAACAACAACACGCATCTAAAGTTTGCGGCGGCTGACCTGACAAGCTCGGGGGCAAAGGTGCCCACGGTGATCCTGAGTCCACCGAACGTGAGTTTCGGCAACATTGTCGCTTTCGCGAACAATCCGCAGCGCTCGGGCCTCGTGCCCTCCGGAGCTCCGATCCCACTATGAGCAGCGCCGGCATTCTCATCTTTCCGACGCCGAACCAAAGCCTGTACTACGGGCTTTCGCTGAAGGCCTCGGCCGCGTTTGCGGCCAACGTTGGGGCGACTTCTGTTTTCGGCACCTCGCCGAAAGTGCCGGCCCGCACCTATCGCGTGGACGTGTCGCTCGTGCTGACAGCACTCGCGACCAGTGCTGCGAACGCTGCGTTCAACATCATCGCGACGGACGCGGCCGGCGCGTACACGGTGCCGGTTCCTCTCTGCGCGAGTGGCTCGGGTGTCTTCACCTCTAGCGTCAACCTGGGCGCTGGCGGCGTGCAGCGAGCTGGGGGCTCGCTGATCTTTCAAAGCAGCGGGGGCACCACCGACGTTTCTATCTCGATCACGGGCATCACTACACCGGGATCGCTTGCTGGCATCTACACCGCGATTTTTACGCCAATCGGCTAGAGGCAAAAACACATGACCGATCAGACCGCGCCGTCCGTTGCAACGCTTCCGAACCGGAAAGACTTCACCACGCCTCAGCACATGCTCGACTTCATTGCGGCAAAGGCCGAGCAGCTCGGCTCGCTGTGGAAGGACGCAGCGCTCGCAATTGCGTGGTGCTGGGACACCGAGGTCAATCACTCGAAGTCGCTGAATCAACTGCTCGCAGAGCATGGGCGCGCAGACGGCTGGCTTGCCGAAGCCGAGCGCCGACTCGGTGAGCTGGTGAGCAGTCTCGAAAGCAAGTTCCTGCCGGTGGCGACGTGGACCGAGTTTCGCGCGGAACTCGACTCGAGCTTATCGAAGTGGTGCGAGCAGGCGTTCCAAGCCCTCGAAGATCGCGCGCTCGGTGTCGTGCGGAGCGAGCTCGAGCGGTTCAAAGCGACGATGGTGCCGGCCGATCCGCCCGAGCCCGAGTCGCCGCCGACACCGCCGGAACCTGAACCGCCGACGGTGCCCGATCCCGCAGCGCCCGAGCCCACGGCGGAAGCTCGCGCCGCAGAGCACGTCGACCCGCTCTCGCTGGCGCGCGATGCCTTCCCGACGCTCCAGGAGTTCACGCAGATCGGCTACTACGCCGACACCTACGAGCACCGCAAAGCCGAGTGGGAGGCCCGGAAAGCGGCAGCATCGGCGCCGGCGCCGGAGCCGGAGCCCGCGACGAACGGCGAGGAAAACAGCCCGGCGGACTCCGCCACTGGCGCCTGAGGCAAGTTTTTGCTCTAGTGGCCGTATCCACAAAAGTGTGACCCCCGCGACGCGCAAACGTCCGGGGGTCTGGTCAACCAACATAGGAGGTTAGTCGACATGGTGAATCTACCGGTTTGTGAGGCGCACTGCGAGTGCGTCGTTTGCAGAGGGCCGGCCTGATGGGCAAGTTTTTGCGCGCGGCCGCTCGGCGCACTGAGCGGTCAAAGCCGCTCTCACGTGAGCCTCGCCGTTTTTGGTACGGAACCCGCCTGTTGACGATCGCGGGCGAGTCGCTCGCGATGCCCGAAGACGGGATCGACGCGGCGCTAAAGACCTTCACCGGTGAAAACCCGAACCCGGACTCTGATGATCGCGAACTTCTGGACGCGCTGATGCTGCGCTCGCTGGACACTTTGAACGTGCTCGGGTTCGAATACTTCGGCCAGTCGGACGTTCGTGCCTCGCGCACCAAGCTCATAGAGAAGCGCGGCGAGAGCTGGGCAGATGCCATTCGCCAGATCGGATCGGCGAGCGCAGCAGCTCAACGGCTTTTGTCGGTGCTCGGTCCGCTGCTTACGCTGTGCCTTCTGCTAGTTCGCATAAGATACACTTCGGGAAACTCGCCCCGCTTCCCCCGAGCAGCATATCATCACCCGCAGGGATGGATCAGATCGAGCGGGAGATTCGGCGTTTTCGCGCGGCGTTCTACGTCACGCTTCAATTCGTCAATTGGGTGCGCACGCGCGGCCGGGAGCTCAGGGGCGAGGGGCAGCGCTTTGAGCTGGTGCTCGTTTGGGGCACGCGGCGCCTTCGCATTGGGCGGCTACCGTCGAGCGATCCGTACTTCGCGCTCGAGCTTCCGGACGGTCGGCTCGAGCGCTCGCCGTACGTCTAGCGCGGCGGTGGCGCCGTGAAGGTCGAGCTCAAGTGCTCGAGCGACTTCATCGGTAGCACCATCGGCTCGTGCCGTCATTGCGGCGCGCCGGTGCTGAGGGACGATCGGCGCGAGGTGCTCGGGCACCGCGAGCCGACGTGCCGCAAGTTCTTTGCGAACGCGGAGGACGCGCTTTCGTACGAGCACGCGGTGCACTCAAACTTCAGCCTCCAGCCGGCGGTGCAACAGTGAGCGCCCGGAAGCCCTACGAGCCGCCGCGCATCACAGGCCGTGCGGCTCGAGCTCGAGCAGCGAGGGGCTCGGTGAAGCCGCTCACCGTGCTCCAGCGCTGCGCATGGTGTGGACGCGCAGCGGGCGGCTTCTACTGCATTCAACACAACCAGCGACGCCGCGCGAACGACGCGCGCCGGCATCGGCTCGAGCAGCTGCGCAGCGATCGCTACGTGCGCGCGGCTCTGTCGTCGAATCGTTTTTCCTCGGGAGGTCAGTGAACATGGCTGATGGTCTGAACGTTTGCTTTTTGCTTGGGAACTTGGGCGCCGATCCGGAGCTCCGCATGACGAGCTCGGGCGCCGCGGTGATGAATCTTCGGCTCGCGACCACGCGCAGTTACTTGGACAAGAACAAGGCGCGGCAGGAAAACACGGAGTGGCACACTGTGGTCGTGTGGGGTCGACGCGCTGAGGGCTTGGCAAAGATCCTCAAAAAGGGCACGAGGCTCCACGTCACGGGCGAGATTCGCTACGAGCGCTACGAAGACAAAGAGGGCAACGAAAAGTGGCGCACCTCGATCCACGCGCAGAACGTGACGCTGTGCGAGCGCGCGCCCGCGGGTTCCAATCCGCGCAACGAATACGGCGACGATGACTTTGTGCCGCCAACCGGCGGCGATGACATCCCGTTCTGAGGAGGCCAAAAAGATGAGCCATCTACCTTGGATCGAGACGCCGCGAGCCGCGGTGTTTGGTGCGCTGGTGCTCGCGCTGGCGCTGGTGCTTCTTCGTCGCGCGGCGATCGGCCTGGTGCTGATCGCCGCGTTGTGTTTGCTCGCGACGGGCTGCGGCCCTTCCTTCACTGCGGAGAACAACGATGCCGATGCCGGACAAGGAAACTATGCGGGGGCTGCTGCTGCTGGACTTGCAGCGGGCGGAGGCGGCGCTTCTGGAGGCGCTGCAACGGGAGGAAAGCCCGGAAGCAGTGGTGGTCGTTCAAGCGTGGCAGGAGCAACAGCTGCGGGCGCAGCTGGCGCTGGCGCTGGCGGACGCGGAGTGGGAACGGGAGGAGGCGGCACAGGCGGCACAGCGCCGCAAACGCAAGCGGACTGCCTAGTCGGCTGGCAAGGCTCGAGCTGTGACACGTGCACCGGCGCCGATGCGCCCGACGCCGGCGCGTCGTGTGCCGAGGTGCTGGACTGCTTTGCCGCGAACCACTGCGGACCGGCGAGCTGCCACTACTGCGAGGCGCCCGACGCCGGCGTCTCCGATCGCGCGGTCGAGCTCGAGCGGCAGGTGTTCGCCTGCAAGTGCGGTGCGCTGTGAACTTCTCTGACGCACTTTCCCTGCTCGTTAGGCGGCGTCGCGTCTCACGTGTCGGCTGGAACGGCAAGGGGATGTTTCTGCAGTACGTGCCCGACGCTCCGGCCCCGCCCGGATCGCCCTACCAATCGCGTGCGTACATCGAGTTGAAAGACGCGACGGATTGCCTAGTGCCGTGGGTGCCGTCGCAAAGTGACCTGCTCGCGGTCGATTGGGAGGTGCTCCCATGATCGGCGAGCTCACCTTGTGCGGCGTGGATCTGGTTTGGTCGAAGCACCGAACCGGCAAGACGCCGCACAAGCATAGATGCGGGTGCTTCAAACTTTGGAGCTCGAGCGAGGTCTGTCATCGGTGCTCGTGCGTCGCGTGCGCGAAAGCTCGAGCCGATTACGCGGCTCGGCTGCGTAAGACCAGCGGATCGCGTTCGCCGCGCGCTTCGGTTCAGCGGAGGAAGTCATGAGCCGCCGCGGAAGCTACCTGACTCGCGTGCGGCTGCTGCGCCACACGCTCACCGAGCAGCAAGTGCAGACGGTGCTGAATTGCTCGGGGTTTGAACCAACACCGCCGGTGAAGCCGCCGCCGGCGCCTCGGCGTTGCAGGGGCTGCGGAGCTCCGGACGCGCTGCCCGATGGCTACTGCAAGTGGTGCGATCGGGGGCGCCCATGATCCCGGTTCGTTTTCTGAACGCCTACGAACGGGAGGCCGCGCCTGCTGCTGGTGATCTCGCTCGCGGTGTGATCGTCGATCGTGAGCACGTGCTCGAGCTCGTGCGCTCGTACCGCGAGGCGAACAAGCCGTGCGGCGATTGCGGTGCTGCGCGGCGAGAGCACACCGCGAGCGCGAGCTGTCACGGCTTCAGGGGGGAGAGCCGCAGCAAGTAAGTCAAGCCCCGATTCGTATTAATCGCCCTTCGGCGGGTTGCCGCCCGCCGAAAGGCTTTTCGCATCTGCCCATCACGACGAATGCCCAGACAGTCTGCCACACGCGCGCGCGCGCTCCAACGCACATCCGCCTACCAGCTTGAGCTGTTTCACGGCCGACACCGCGAGAAGCGAGCTCCGAAGCTTTCCAAGGGCGCGGTTTGTTCACGCTGTGACCGAAAGGCATCGCAGCTCGTGCGCGTGGGGGAGGGCTACGCCGCGCGCTGTTCCTGGCACACGACGGACCGGCTGCCGTCGGACCTGGCTCGCGCGGTCAGGAGGCGCGCGTGATGGCTCGCGAGCGGCCGCGCGTCGCATGGCGCTGGAACGCCCAGGCGATCTGGCAAGGCCGGCTCTTCGGCTGCCCCGAGCTCGTGCGCGTGTGGTTCGTGGTGCCGGGCCGAGCACCTCGAAAAATGGGGCGCTTCGAGTCGACGTTGGCCGCAAACGACGTTTTACCGTGGGGGCGACCCTGAGCGCCGACCCGCGCTCCTATGTCCGCTCCTCGCCGAAATCACTCGCTCGCTCCAAAAACAGGCCGAAGGGCCAACAATACCCGGGTAAAAAGGGCTCCGATCGGCGCGCAGCGCCGCCTTCCCTTGATACCGAGGGCACAACCCAACGGGTTGGCCCTCGGAGTAGGCATAACTCGACGGACCAACGATTTCGGTTGGTTAGCTCGCGCGTTGCGTGGCTCGATCAGCTTGAGTCGCTCACTTCGGTTGTAAGAGAACAGCGAGCGCGGAAACTTCGCGAGCGCGGTCGAGCGCTAGCGCTCGACCGCCGGAGACTCTGGCGCGAGTCGGGTTTGGCCGAACGGCAGGAACGCAATGGACGTCCGATCGCCGACACCGAAGGCGGTGACGAAACCTGGGAGCTCGGGCAGTCGAAAACCCTTGTCGCTGTCGAGGCGCGTGCTCAGGCACGCGCGCGCGGCGAGCTCGCCGCCGGCCCCTCCGTTGAGCGCGACCCGCCGTCGACGCAATGGCACGAGTCGCGCGCGCGAAACAAGATCAACCTGTTCGATCGCGTTGCTTCGTGCGGGTCAGAAGAGTCGACGCAGATCACTTTGGTGTGTGGTGGCTGCGGAGAGAAGACGCCGATCGATGTTGGTTGCGATGCGCGTTGGTTCTGTGCGCGCTGCCGCCCTCGGCCAGTGAAGAAAGTCCAAGGTGACTTTCGACCGAAGCGCACCGGATTATTGACCGTTGCTGCTCGAGTCGGTCTTACCCGTCGGCGGCAACGAAAGGGCGAGCGCTGGGGTGAGCGTTTGCTGACCTTGACCCTGCCCCATCGCGGCACTCCGGTTGAGCGCATCCGCCGACTTCGAAAGACGCGGCACCGGTTCTTTCGTCTGCTCCGAGACGAGTTGCGTGCTGAGCTCGAGCGGATTCCAAGCGGCGTGTTTGTGGACGATCTGCCGGCTGCCAGCACGCCGCGCGGTGTCTCTCAGTCCCGTGTGGAGAGGACTGGTCGCGAGCTTTCGCTCTGGGAGTTTTTTACTTACTACAGCGTGCTCGAGTGGACGCCTGGTGAGGACGGCCTTGGGCATCCGCACTTTCACGTGTGGATGTTTTCGCGCTTCATAGCGCACGATCGGCTTCGAGAGCTTTGGCAGCGCGCTTACTTCTCTGTGCTGCGTGCCGAGTGCCCGATCGGGCCAATTGAGGAAGTGACGCTCGTGATCGATGTGCGGGCGGTGCACGGAGACCCTTCGCACGAGCTCATCAAGTATCTCACCAAGGATTGGGAGGTCACTCCCGACGGTGCGCATCGAGCGTTGCCGGAGGTGTACGCTCAGGTTTATGCCGAGTGCGATGGGACGCGGCTTCGGCAGTCGAGTGCTGGTTTCGCTGATTGGGGTGTAGGGAAGCACCGCGCCTGCCCGTGCTGCTGGCATGAAGGCGCGAACGGCTGGGCGCGGATCGAGATCAGTCACGCGCTCGAGCACCATAAAGATCCGATCGGCGTCAAGCCCCCCGACCCGAGTCGCGACACTCGGGCGCCGCTGGCCGCGGCGTCTCGTGCAACTGAGCTGAGGAACGAGTGGGAGAAACAGCGTGACGCGGAATGGGCCGCGGGCGCTGCGCTTCGCGTTCTTCGTGCACGAGTGCGCAAGGCTTTGGGGATTGCCCCCAAGTCGGAAGGTTCAGCACAGCGGCAAGGTGGCCAGCTGTTCTTAGGAGAAAGACGATGACGAACGAGCAATGGGAAAAAGCGCCCGAGGTTGAGGCGGTCGGCTGCTACTGCTCCGATCACATGTCGGCGGGGATACCGTGCCCCGGCCCGTGCCCGAATGCGCCGCAGCGCCGCACCGATCCGGCACCGCCGGCGTGGGAAGAAGTGACTGAGGTGAGCTGCATCATCTGCGGCGTGAAGGATGGCGGCCACGACGCGGCGTGCCCGCGTCAGGAAGCGATCGCGCCGTGACCCCGGCGCGGGCGGCGTGTGTCGAGCTGCTCACGGCGATTCGCAACGTGCGCAGCGATCCGAGCCCCGAGAACCTGCGGAAGCTCGGAGTGCAAGCCGGCGGCCTGATGCAGATCGCGGTGCGGCTCGAAGATGAGCTTGAACGCGAGCTCGAGCGTAACCGGGCGGTGGCGTCGTGACGTGGCTCGCGCTGCGCGCCGAGATTGGCGCTGAGTTTGCCGCGCTGACCGAGCACACTGAGCAGCTCGAAGATCGATGTTACCGGCGTTGGCAGTGGCGGCGAGCGCATGCGGTGAGGCTACGCCGCGAGCTGACCGAGGAGCTCAAGCGCAAACGAGCCGCGCGCCCGCCGTGGAATCCGGGCAGGGCGCCGCTCGACTTCGTCTGCGCGGTCTGCGCGGAGCGATTCGGATTGTTGAAAGGCCTGCAAGCGCACTGTCGCAAGGCGCATCGCATCGCACGGAGAGCAGCATGAGCGAAGAGAAGCAAGACGAGACGCGGCCGGCGCCGCCCTGGTTCAGTGTCGAGCTCGATGGCGTGGTGTTGCATGTGCCGCTCCGCGATGGCTCGGTCTTCACGGTACCGATGACGCCCGAAGGGTTCTTCGCGCTCATCGGCGAGGCAGTGGAACGGCTCGACGCCTTCAAGGCGAGCCCAGACTTGCAAAAACGCGTGCTCGGCAAGGCGCTCGAGCTCGGGATTGATTGGCTCGCGAAGAGGAAGCGGTGACGGCGTTCGATCGTCGGCACCGGCTGCTGCACTTCGGGTGCGGCCCGCACAAGTTGCCACGGCCCTGGGAGAACTTCGACGCCGAGGTCGACATTCGCAAGCCGCTGCCGTTTCCGGACGGCAGCGCGCTCTTCGTCTTCGCTGAGCACGTGATCGAGCATGTGCAGTTCTCGGAGGGCATGGCGTTCCTCCGCGAGTGCCAGCGCGTGCTGCAACCGTCGGGGACGCTGCGGCTCTCGTTCCCGGACGTGACGCGGATCACCAACGCAAACACGCTCCTATATCTTGACTTTTTGCGAACGCTCGGAGTGACGGCAGACACTCAGAACGACGCGCGCAGGTTTATCCTAGAAGGCTCGGGGCATCTCTCGTGCTGGACGGACCTCGCCGCGTGGCACTGCCTGCACGCGGCTGGGTTCAGCAACGTGCAGCGAAGTCACTACGGCAGCAGCCACGTCGCGACGCTCAACGGCATCGACGGGCACCACCTCTCTTCGTCGCTCACCGCGGCGTCAATTGAAACAACGGTCTTGGAGGCAACAAAATGAAGGAAAGTAACTATCAGTCGGCGCTCAATTCCTTGGTCTCGCGGATAGTGGAAGTCGCAGATCGCCGAAAAAAAGCCCTGCAACTTTTTCGAGATCTGCCGGCTGATGAGAAGCCGGCGACTGTAGGGTCTCCTGTCCTTGTCTTATACGAAGCAGGGCCAAAGCAACGTGCTGCTCAAGAGGCAAGGCAAGCGCTAAGCGAACTCGAGCAGCTGAGCAAAGCGCTTGCGGAATTGTCGCGTGCGGCAATGTTCGATGACGAGCTCGGGGTGGTGGCGCGATGAAACACACGATCATTCTGTGCAGCTCAAACCGCGCGATGGCGGAAGGTACGAAGCACAGCGTGCAAGCGGCAATCCGAGAGGGTGGCATGTACCTAGCGCAGAGCGGCTGCGCCGACGTGGCGTTAGCAAGAAACTTGGCCCTTTCGGCAGCGTGTGACGTGCTCGAGCGGCTCGACGGCCACGAGAAGCGAGACACGGTGCTGATGGTCGACGATGATATGCTGTTCACCGTCGAGCAAGCTCAGGAGCTGATCGACCACGCGCGAACGACGGGCGTGCCGGCGTCTGCAATGTACGCGACCACGGCAGGTACGCTCGCGGCGACGCGAGCCAAGGTCGCTGACCCGTCCGAGCGGCCACGCTGGTACACGGGGCTCGGACTGATGGCGGTGCCGGCGTGGCGGCTGCTCGAGCTCGCGCTGCGCAGCGAGCGCTTCAAGATCTGGGACGACCGCGAGCACATTGGTTTCACGTGGAGCAAGGCGGAGGGCGGCGAGTATTGGAGTGAGGATTACACGCTGTGCAAGCGCTTCGGCGGCGTGCACCTTCTGCCGATTGGCGTGGGGCACTTGAAGACGATTCCGATCTATCCGGACGAGACGACCATCACCGCGATCCGCGAGGGGCGACGGTTGCTCGCGGAGCCAAACCCGCGCGTGCTCGAGCACATTGAAGACCCTGACATGGTCGCAAGGAATGCGGCGGGTGCCGGTGCCCTGTGAGCCGCGGGAAGGTCCACAACTTCCGGTGCCCATCCTGCAATCGGTGGTGCAAGCTCGAGCCGGGCGAGAACCGCTCAGCGATATCCCACGAGGTGCCGGAGTGCGACGTGTTCCGGCAGCACAAGGGCGGCCGAATGATGCAGTTCCTGCAACTCGCCCAGGCCGCGGCAAACGTGGTGATGATCAAGCCGGGGCAGGCATGAGCTCGCTCAGCCTGGACGAGGTGAAACGGCGGCACGTCGAGCTCGTGCTGCTCGCAGTGCGCTGGAACAAGATGCAGGCGGCCGAGCTGCTCGCGGTCGATCGGCGCTCGCTTTACCGAATGGTCCAGCGGTGGGACCTCGTAAAGCGTGTGGCGACGGCAGAGGACGTGCCCGAGCTCGAGCGGCTTGGCTTCCTGGTCGAGCTCTCGGAAGGGGTGGCAATCGTGCGCTTTGCCTCAAGCGACGGCGGCTCGAGCTCGCGCGTGGTCGTTGGCGCAAAGCACGCCCGCGGGGGTCACCCGTAGAACGATCGGGTCGGTCTCGCCGCACTGCGCGCACTCGGCGGCGTACGGCAGGACCGACCCGCGGCGAGCTCGCTGGTAGCAGGCGAAGCAAAGCCCGTGGCGGGGCTTGTCGGTGAAACGCGGGCAGCTCGAGCACGGCACCAATTGCTTCGCAAACGTCTTTCGCATGCGGCGGGTTCTCGCTCGAGCTCGAGCAGGCGGGCAAGAAAGTGTCTCACGTGTTACGTTGCACGTGGAACGATGACCGACGAAGAGCGCTTGATTGCTTTCCGTGCTCACGGCCACGACGTGCGCCTGCTGAGCGACGGCCGATTTGTGCTGAGGGTCAACGGAAGATGGTTCCGCGTGACAGGCGGCGACTTCGAGCGCCCGTCGCTCATCGCGTTGCCGCCACCTCCGCTCGAGCTGTTCGACGCGGAGCCATCACCATCGCCGCGCGGTTTCCGAGGTCTGTAGGTGGGTCCTATGGGCGGGGAGCTTTCAGGCACCACGAACAGAGACGTGAGAAGACAGCCGCGCGGTCGTTCCACTTGCCGCACTTGAGGCAAGGTGCCTTGCGCTCGTTTGCTTTGTGTTCTCTTCTGGTGATTCGTCGGCTGCGCTTCATTGGTGTCTCACGTGTTACGTTGCATGTGAAACAACGCGTGGTGTTTCACAGCGAGCGACGCGCGCGCACGCGGCGTGGTCGAACGAGAGCAACGGCCGGACCGCGAGCACTGCCCTCAGTGGCCGCGCGCGGGAGCACCTTCTGCACGTGCTCCCATCCGGCGACTCGGAGAGCTTGCGAGAGGTCGAGCCCTTGCTCTGCGCCGGCGCGTTGCATGTAGTGCTTGAACTGAGGGTCCGCCCAAAACTGGATCTTGACGCTCTGCTGACCGCGCGTGTGTTTGGGCGCTCGGTTGCTCCGGAGCACGGGCACATTTTTTTGAAGCAACGTGGCCACGTCGGCGACGCGCGCGCTGCACACGCGTGCCAGGTTGGCGATACCGGTGATGCCTTCGAGGCGAGCGCGCTCGAGCGCGCGATCCGGGTGCACGAGCCACAGCGCCGAGCAGACTTCTTCGACGGTGTGGAGCACTCGCATCGACGGGTGCACGAGCTCGAGCTCGGCGCAGAGCCGCTCGCGCTTTGCGCCGTCTACGACGTCACCCCTGTAGATGAGCATCGGTAGCACTGGACCCACAGCAATCAGACTCGCCCGTAATTCCCGCTCGTCCATGGAATCCTGGGAGTATAGCGCGTTTTTTTGTGTGGCGCGTTTGTCGAGTGCGGATTCTCTTGACAAGCATGAGCACCTCTCTACTGGCCCGAGCAACCGCAGCCCTCAAGGCGAAAGCCGAAGCGGGGAAGCGCGCGGCTCTGGCACGCAAAGAAGAGGGTGAACTGTTGCTCGCGGGAGCAGGGACGTTGGCCGGCAGCGGTGGCGCTGCGTTCATCGACACCAAAGGGAAGAATGGCGGTCCGCACAAGTTGTTCGCGAAGGACGACGGTACGGGCGGCATTCCTACGAATGCGGTCGTCGGTGGTTTGATGGCGGTCCCCGCGCTCGTGATCAAAAAGTTCCCCCTCAAGGGTCCAGCGGTTGCAACCGGCCTCAGCATGGTCGGTTCGGCGCTGTACCGCTACATCGTCGACAAGCACGCGCAGAACGCCCAGTCGTCCTCGCACTGAGTCGGCGATCGCGCGCGCATGCGCCTTAGGCGCGAGTGCGCGCGACACCCCACGAGTCGCATACACAGTCCCATCACAAAGGCAAGAAAATGAACGCAGCTTCTCTCGCCGATCGCATGCTCGGCAGCGTCGGCGATCCCAACATCCAACCCCACTACGTGGGCGATCCCAACATCCGACCGCGCTACGTGGGCGCGCCGGTGAACCTGGTCCAAGGCAACCCCAACGCGCCGATCGACTACTCGGAGCAGACCTACGTCGACGGAAACGTCACGTGGTTCGGCTTGGGCACGCAGGTGATTGCGGCGGGCGCTACGGCGGTCGTTGACAAGAAGCCGCTGCGGCCGATGACGCCTCAAAGCTTTCGCATGCCGTCGACGACGCAGGGCTTGCTCGTGTCCCAGATCTCGATCTCGGGCACGAACATCTTTGCGGGTCAGGACGGCACGCCTCAGGAGTTCTTCTCCGAGGTGAGCACGGCGCCGCAGCTGGTGTTTCCGACAATCAACGAGGCATCGGGCGTGCAAATCACGCTCATCAATCCGACGGCAGCAAACATCACGTTTAGCGGCGCCTTCTACGGCACCGCGCTGCGTCGCTGAGCTCGTGAACATCTGCACGGACATCGGCAAGGAGTGGCCAGACGAGTACGTCGCCTGGTTCGTGAAGTGCGCGATCGAAGGGTTCGCGCGCGGCTGCTTGCCGATGGCCCGTGTGTGGAGACTGCCGCCGCTCTACCAAAGCGGAATTCGTTTTCAGCCCGAGCCCAACCACGGGACAGGTTCTGAGGAATTCGCGCTGCCCGCGCTCACTTTCGAGCGCAAGTGGGGCGACTGCGACGACCTCGTAATTTATCGCCTGTGGGAGCTCTGGTGCGCTGGCGAACCCGCTACGTGCGCGGTGATCTTCATCGACAACCAAGAGCACGTCCGCGTCAGGCGCGGACCGCAGCATCGCCCACGAGGGCACACCAACATTTGCCAGTGCGAGGGGTGCATTGAAGACCCCGCCGTCATCTGTGGAGCTCGAGCAGCATGAACACCGGAGCCAAAGTAGTTTTGGGCCTCCTCGCCGTTGGCGGGATTACGGCCCTCGTTTTCATGAGCGGCGAGCAGAAGGCGAACGCCGCACCGGGCGGACCGCCGGTCAAACCGCCGATCGTGCCGTCGCCTCCAGGAACGACGCCGATCCCGCCGTCGGGTGGCGTGGTCGTGGTGCCGAGTGGTGCGCCCGACTTTCCGCCGCTCACGCAACCGCCGATCGTCGCGCCTCCGCCTTCGTCGAACATCCCGATCCCAGGCGGCGGTAGCATCAACCCGGGCACGGGCACCGCAACCATTCCGGGCCTCGGCACGGTGACGGTTCCGCCGCTGCCTGGAGCAGGCGCACCGAGCGCGGCGCCCGGGCTGCCCTCGTTGCCGATCCCGGTACCGGCGCCGACGCAGGTGCTGCCGGGACTCACGATCACGCCGGGGCCTGCGCCCGCACCAAGCGCGCCGCCTCAGTCGGCAGCGGAGCAGCCGACGACGGCGCCGGCAGACACCATCGCGACGGTGAGCGCGATGCTCGCTCGAGAGCAGTCGCCGCACTGGCGAATCATCCCCGAGCCGACTCTCAAGGCGTGGCAGGCCGCGCGCGGTCTCGTGGCCGATGGCGACTTCGGCATGGGCACTGCGCTGAAGATGGCGCAGGAGATCGGTACGCTGCCAATCATTCGCGGTTGGCCGAAAGGCAGCTACCTCGGCGACGGCAAGCTCGAGAACTACAAGGCGAGCCTCGTCCAGATCGCGAACAGCGCGCCCGAGCCGCGCCGGAGTCAGCTCATGGCCGCGAGCGTACGCGAGCAAGGCCAGGGCTACGGCAAGACCGAAAAACCGATCGCAACCCTCATCACGCTCCAGGACGCGTAACCCAATGACGATCCACACGCTTCGCGGGCTCGGCTGGGACTGGCGCCAAAACGGCGTGCTGCTCACCGTGCAGATCGACGATCAAAAGATCCAGGTGCTCGTGCCCTTGGATCGCGTCTTCCACGAGTTCTCGAAAGAGCTCGCGGCGGTGGGCTGTCCGCTCGAGCCGGCAGTCGGAGGCTACGTGACGGTGTCGGGCCTGTTCGGCTCGATCGCTCACGCGGTGAAGGGCGTCACGCACGCGGTCACGCACAACGCGATCACGAACGCCGCGACCAGCGTTGCCAAGACAGCGACGAACTACGCAGAGCACGCGGTCGCAAACACGATCGGGCGAGTGCCAGTGCTGGGCGGTCTCGCAAACACCGCCATGAGCCTTGCGACGCTGCCGGCGAACGTGGTCAATCAGATCGCGAGCGGCGGTCGGCTCGACCAGGTGGCGCTGAGCTCGCTCAAATCGGCGCTGAAAGATGTGAAGGCGATCGCGCCGTACGCGCAGACCGTGCTGAGCATGGTTCCCGGAGTCGGGCAGGGGCTCTCCGGAGCGATCGGCGCGAGCATCGCGCTCGCTCAAGGGCAGTCGATCACGGATGCGCTGATGAGCGGAGTGAAGGGCGCACTGCCCGGCGGCGCGCTCGCGCAAGCTGCGTTCCAGATCGCAGCAGACGCAGCAGCGGGTCGACCCATCACCACGATCGCGCTCGACGCGCTGCCGGTTTCGCCGCAAGCGAAGCAGGCACTATCGCAAGGCGTGATGGCCGCGCGCGATCTAGCAAGCGGAAAAAACGTCTCGCAGTCGCTGCTCGATCACGCGCTGCACGCGCTACCGCCCGACGCGCAAAAGGCAGTGCAGATCGGGACTGCACTCGCGCACGCGCGGAGCCTCCAGTCGGCGGCGGGCACAATCGCGAGAGTGGCGCTGCCGGCAAGCGCGCAAGCCGCGGCCGCGGCCGCGGGACTGGCGTCGACCTACAAGGCGGGGATGGCCGCTGCGCAAGCAGTCAAGCTGCTCCCGGCGCACGTGCCACCGCCTCCGCACCTGCTCGAGGCAATGCACAGAGGTATCGCCGCGAAGGCAACGATGGCCAAGGCGATCTCGATGGCGCAGCAGGGGCACCACGAAGCACGGCAGATCGTCGGCGCGATGACCGGACAAGTAGGGCCGGGCGTGCACCGCGGCTTCAAGCCACGTTACCACTCGCAGGGAGCGAGCTCGGCCGTGGTGAGCGGGCCGATCATGCACCACCATCACCGCCACGCAGGCGGCATCCACGCTCGTTTCGAAAGCCACGTGGGGTGGCCGATCGATGTGCGCGCGTTTCGCGAGCTCGGGCGCAACGGCACCTCAGGGCCGGCGCCCGAGCTCTCGTTCATGCAACGCCCGGGCAGCGTGTTCGCGTACCGCTGAGGTGAGCTCGTGAACGGACCGAGAAACCCGTCGAATCCGATCCAGCAGCCGCCCGGCAGTCAGCCGTCGGGTGGCAGCGGTGCGGGTTACGTGCACGGCATTGGCCAGTCGCAAACGTGGAAGGCGGGCGAGAGCGACAGTCGTCCTGTGCTGGACACGGTGCGTGCGGATTGTCTCTGGCGCGTCGAAGTGTTCGGCACGAACGTGACGCTCACGGTGACGTGGGGAACGATCAAACAGATCCAGCTCAACGACGTGCAGTGCCCGTTCGCAATGAGCATGCCCGGGCAGTGCACGATTTATGCGAAGCCGGTCAAAGTAGACGGGCTCTACGTCGGCGGAGAGGTGCTTTGCGCCGTCACGCCGGTGAGCTCGCCGGGGACTCAATTCGCGCGTGTGCTGGTCAGTGGAGCCCAGCCGCTGCCCCGAGAAGCCATGCGCTTTACCTCACTCGTCGCAGGCTCGACGGTGCTGCTCGGAAGCAGTGCCTTCGGTCCGGTGACGGTCGACAAGTTCGAAACCGTGGACCTCATTGCCGGCTCGAAACTCACGAACGGGACCGGTTACCTGGAGTTTGAAGCATGAGCACTGCGCTAATCAAACAGCTCGAAGCCGCGCAAAAACGAGCCCGCAAAAAGGGCAAGAAGAAAGCCAAGAAAAAGGCGAAGCGCAAGGCGTCGAAAAAGCGCCGATCGCCAACCAAGGCTCAGATCATGGCCGAGCTGCGTCGTGAGATGCAGATCGCGACCTTCGGCCGTCCGGTGCGAAAGAAGGCGCACCGCAAGCCCAAAAAGAAGGCCAAGAAAAAGGCCACCAAGAAGAAAGCCAAGAAGCTCTCGAGAGCTGAGTTTCTCGAACGCATGGCCAAGGGCCGCGCGAAAGCCAAGCGCGCACGGAGCCGCAAGTGAGCAAAAACGAGCTCGATCGCTACTACGCGGCGTTGCGTCGAAGCGAGATGATCGGCCGGACGTTGGTGTGGTGCGCCATCGTCGCAGGCTTGATCGGAACCGGGCTCTGCATGGGCGTCGCGTGTAGCGCGCCGGCGCCGGCGCCGAAGCTGGCAAAAGCCGAAGGTGAGCTCTGCGCCGCGCGTGCGGCGTGGAAGGTGTTCGCCGCGGCAAACAACCTCGCGCCCGCTCCTGGATCGGAGCGCGCGAAACTCGAGGCAGCTGAAGACGCCCTGTGCGCCGTGCGCGCGGAGTCCAACCCATGAACCTCGCCCCCATCGCAACGCAGATCGCACCATTCCTGGTCGATCAGTACGTACAAAGCCAAGTCGCCGCAGCGGAAGCCCGCGGCCTGGCCGGAGACGCTCTCGCCGAAGTGGAGCACAACGCGCGCGAGTTCGCGATCACGGTGTCCCAGGTGGTGACCGCGTCGCTCGAAAAGCAGGAAGACCCGGAAGCGAAGAGCAGATCGCGCTTCGTTGCGCACATCGCGGCCGACTTGCTGCGCGGCTGGCCCGGAGAGCCGACCGCAGCAGCAGCTCGAGAGGCGGTCGCGATCGCCAAAACGCTGGTGGACGAAGCCGAGCGCGTCTGCCGACCTCCCGCGCGCAGCGCGTCCCCGCCGGAGGCTTGAGCGCGGAGCGCGGAGCCGCTGCCGTCGAAGCATCGCACGTCGCCACTAGTTGAATGTGCCTCGGAAGATTCCGTCACCGAGGATGAGACCTTTTCCCTTGTTTGCCTCTCTCGCCCATCACCATGTCTGCCGTTCTGTCGTTCCTCAACCTGCCGGGGCTCAGTGCTCGCGAGAGTGCTGAGCCAGGGTTCCTTGCTGCGCTTGCCGGCGTAGCAGAGCGCCTCGCGCTCGACCCGAGCTACATCGCCGCGGTGATGTCGCTCGAGTCGGGCGTGAACCCTCAGGCGGTCAACGCACACGGCGGAGCGACCGGCCTGATTCAGTTCATGCCGGCGACGGCGGCGGCGCTCGGCACGAGCGTCGAAGCCCTCCGCGGCATGAACGCGACCGAGCAGCTCGAATACGTCGAGCGGTACTTCCGAATTGCTGGGCGCGCGATTCGGAACGACACGCCCGGCGACTACTACATGAGCACGTTCCTGCCGGCGTTCGTCGGCAAGCCGAGTGACACGGTGCTCGCGGTCAAGGGGGAGCCGATCTACGACGAAAACGCGGGCCTCGACGCTGACCACGACGGTCAGCTCACCGTGGGGGATGTCTGGACGAAGATCGACAATGCCGTAGCGGCAGCGCGCACGCGCCCGCTGCTGGTGGTCGATCCATCGAATACTAAAAAAAAAGCGCCGGGGGCGGGGGCAACTCCGCCCCCGGCATCGCCCTCGCAAGCGTCGGCGTTGCCGCCTTCATCTTCTGGGGCGTCCTCCGCACCAAGCCCGGGAGGCGGCGTGGTTGACGATCCGGAAACGAAGCGCGAGCTCGCGGTATTCGCCGCGAGCGTCGAGCTCGCCGAGGTGGAAGCCAAGGTGTGGAGTGCCGAGCGGCTCCGCGCCTACTGGCGCGGTGCGCTCGGCCTCGACGCCGACGCCTCGGTCGACGGCTACCTGAACGCGGCGTGGTGCGGCGTGTTCGTGCTGTGGTGCCTGCACGAGGGCGGCATCGCTCCGGACTTGCACTGGCACATCGGTGCGGGCTTCGTCGGGCCGGCCAAGCTCGAGCTGACGAAAACGCCGAAGCCGGGCGACGTGGCTTACAACGCGCACCTCCAGCACCACGCGATCGTGGTCGCGGTTGAGGGCGAGGACGTGCACACGCTCGACGGAAACCAGGGCTGGACGACGCCGATCAAAGCGCGCACGCGAAAGCTCATCGACTGGACTGCGTTCTATTCAATCGAGCGGTTGCTCACGGAGGGACCGTGACGCACTTTACCGACGAAGAGCCGACGAAGAATCACCTCGGGCGCGTGGCGCTGCGTTCGTCGGCGCCGCCAAGAGAAGAGGAGCGGCCGATCCATGACCTGTACGAGCTGGTCGGGAAGATCATGGCTTCGGAGCAAAGCACTCGGCAGGACGTGCAGACGCTCACGCGAGAGGTGCGGCAGCTGACGCTCTCTCTCGAGCAAGATCGGCCGGCGATCGCAAAGGATGCAAGCACCTCGGCGGCAAAGCACACGTCCAACCGCATGGCGATCTTGTTCTCCGCGCTCGTGGTCATTTACGAGCAGGCGGCGCCCGCGCTGCATTGGATCGCGGAACTTTCGCGGGGGCACCGATGAAACAGTGGGAGCGAGTCGTGCTGGCGGCGGCGTTGGTGGCCGGCGCGGTCGCGCTGTTCGCGAAGAGCGCGGGCGCGGCGCCAGGGCCAACGGTGAAGCGATGACGGGCAGCACGCAAGGCTTCGCGCCGGTGTTCGTCGGCTGGAACGTGTGGAACGTCTACCAGGCAGCCGATCCGGACGAGAGTTTGCTCGGGGCCATCTGGCACGCCGGTATCAGCCAAGATCAGCTCTTGAAGCTGTGGGTGGAAAACCAGCTGGAAGACAACGCGCCGGGCGTGAACGTGTCCGATCCGGTGAACCCGAACCCCGAGCACTTTCGCGGTGACGAAGTGCAGATCATTCCGTCGACCGCGGGGCTGAAGGTCGCGGTGGGTCGTGAGTCGATTCCCGATCTCGCTGGCGCGTTGCAAGTCGGTAACGAGGGAAGCGCTGCGCTGCTGCGCTCCGTGCGCTTCTATAACCGCGGCCGGCAAACCATGTTGCCCTGGCCGCACGATAGAAACTTCGTGCTCGACGCCGTCTACATGCCGGACCCGAGCAACGCGATCACCAACTCGCCCGCGCCGAAAACCGCCGGAGGCGAGCTCGATGCGGCGGGCAAGGCGCTCGGGCACGCACTCGAAACCGCAGCGTGGGTGCTCGGGGGCGCCGTCGCGCTCTACGCAATTGTCCGAGCCACAAGGAAGTGAGAACCACCATGGGAGCAGGAAAAGTCGTTTTGTTGGGCGCGGTCGCTGCGGCGAGCGCGCTGCTGTTCATGCACCACGCGAACGCATCGCCGGCGCCGGCGAAGAGCGGTCTGCCGGGCGGCTGGACCCCGCCTGACGGTGCCGTCTTTCGCACGCTGCCCGTTGGGCCCGACAACCCGACGGGCGTGCCGCTCGACGTGTGGCGCTGGGACAACAACACCGGCGGCGGAGCTCAGCCCGGGCACATTGTGCTGGTCGTGAGCCACAACAACCCGCAAAACGACTTTGCGGCGTTCTTCGTGCCGCAACCCACGAGCAACACCCAAAGCCCGACGCCGGCGCTCCTCGCGGCGGGCACTACTCAAACGTCCGGTCTCATCGCTCAGGCGATCGTTGCGGGGCTCGTAAGCTGAATGGCGCTCCGCGAATGGGCACAGCGGCAGTTCACGCTCCCCGAGGGCGCGAACGCCGTGAAGACGGTTCAGCTGACCGCAGAGGGCGCGATCTGGGAGACGTGGCACGCGCCCTTTCCCGAGCTCGAAACCTTCCTGACCGAAGCTGACAACGTCGTGCGGGTCTTCGCCGAAGAGTGCCCTAAGCGCCGCATTCCGATCCTGTACACCGCGATCGATC